GTCTTTTCGAATTTGCCTCCAGATAAATTGCATGAAGATCCTAGCAATTGGCAGTGCAAGTTTTGTCCATACTGGGCGATCTGTCATGGCTGCAAGATTCCAGAAGTGAGCTGCCGAACTTGCGCCCATGTGACGCCAGAGAAGGATGGCACTTGGAGCTGCGCTTTGGGCAAGCCTGCCGTCACTTGTGATGATCATTTGTACATCCCTCAAATCATGCCGAAAGATTTTGAAATGACTGACGCTGGTGATGACTGGGTTGAATATGAAGACTTGGATACTGGTGAGATTCTCCGCAATAATAAAAACAGTCGTGAAATATTTGAAGGAAGGATGCAGACATGAACCGCGAAGAATTAGGCGAAGTGGTTGCGATTATGCTGGATGTTATGCCGGGTAACATTACCGACAAAGAAATTGCCATTATTATGATCAACTTCATTATTCAGAAAAAACGGGCCAATCACTGGCCAGTTATTAATGCTGAGATTGAAGGTGGATTAGTCGAGTATTTAATTTCGCAAGTTGAAAGTGAAATCACTGAACAGATCGAAAACAAGGCAGTTAAGGATGCCAATGATTTTCTGGGGAGGATTGTCAATGACGTTTGAACTTCGTGATTATCAGAAAGATGCCATTGATGGGCTGTACAATTACTGGGCGCAGAAAAAGGGGGAAAACCCACTGATCGTTGCGCCGACTGGATCTGGCAAGACGGCTATCATTGCCAAGATGATCCAAGACGCCATGAGCTTCCCCAACACTAGGGTGCTGGTTTTGGCGCACGTTAAGGAGCTGCTGGAGCAAGGGGCGTCAGGTTTAAAGAAGCTGTATCCAGAGGCTGATTTCGGCTTCTACAGCGCGTCTTTAAAAGAGAAGGATCTGACCAAGCCAATTACGTTTGGCGGCATCCAGAGTATATACAAACGTGCATACGAAATGGTTCCAGCTCCAGACTTAGTGATCATCGATGAGGCGCATATGCTGCCGCCCAAAACGACCACACGTTATGGTCGATTTATCGATGACTTGAAGCAGTGCAATCCAGACGTGAAGATTGTTGGGCTGACAGCCACGCCATATCGACTGAGTTCAGGATACTTGCACAGAGGTGAAGGTGCGATCTTTGATGGCATTGCTTATGACATTCCAGTGACCATGCTAATGGATCAGGGTTACTTGGCCCCAGTCATCAGTAGGGGTGGCTTGCAGCAGATCGATCTGACCAACGTGAAGAAGCGAGGCGGTGAGTTTGTCGAGAGTGATTTGGCCACTGCTGCGTCTGATCCTGTGTTGGTTAAAAATACTGTCGAAGAAATTGTGGCGCTGGGAGCCGACCGTAAAAGCTGGTTAATCTTTGCCAGTGGCATTGAACATGCAAATATGCTGGAAGATGCGTTTTTCGATCACATGATTAATGCAGAAGTTTTGACTGGTGAAGACAGCCAAAAAGATCGCGCTTCGAAGATCGAAAGGTTTAAGAATGGCAAACTGCGCTGCTTGGTGAACGTGAATGTTTTGACCACTGGGTTCGATGCGCCGAATGTGGATTTGATTGGGCTGGTTCGAGCTACGGCATCGACAGGTTTGTATGTCCAGATCATTGGTCGCGGTACGCGGATCTCTGAGGGCAAGGAAAACTGTCTGGTTTTAGATTACGGCCAGAACGTCGAGCGTCATGGGTTTATTGATAAGGTGAAGCCAGAGCATGATAACCGGGGCGATGGAGATGGCGAAGCGCCGATCAAGACATGCCCTAAGTGTCAGATGCATTTGGCTATTGCCTGTTTGATTTGTCCTGATTGTGGGCATGAGTTCCCGCCACCCACATTGAACCATGCGAGCAAGAGTTACGATGGCGCAATGATTTCAACACAGGTGCAGCAGCCTGAATGGTTTGATGTAGAAAACGTGACGTACAGGCGCTGGCAGAAGGCTGGGAAGGCTGACAGCGTGAGGGTGACCTATCACTATGGATTTTTCAAAGAAGTCTCTGAGTGGCTTTGTCCTGATCACGGTGGCTATGCCACGACAAAATACATGCAGCGCAGATCCCAGCTTGGTGCGAAGGCAAAGACCACAAGCGAGGCGATGGATGAATGCCAAAACTGGAATAAGCCCAGCCGCATTCAGATAAAGCCTGAAGGCAAATACGAAAGAATTGTGAGGTTTGATTATGAGAAACGTGAGAAGAAGGAAAACGTCATCCACGTTGATTTCAGTTTCGAGGAAATACCCTTCTGAGCATGATGAGCAAGTTGGATTTGTTAATTGGTTTCGCACAAAGTTTCCAAAGGTTTTGATCTTTGCCATTCCCAACGGTGGCAAAAGATCGATTGGGGCAGGCAAGAAGTTTAAAGCTGAAGGCGTTGTGGCTGGCATTCCAGATTTGTTTATCCCAGCTTGGGATGTCTGGGTGGAAATGAAGCGGGAAAGTGGTGGTAGGCTTTCCCCCGATCAAAGAGAGATGATTAAATACCTTGAGAGCGAAGGATATCATGTGATCGTTGGCAAGGGTGCAAAGGATGCTTCGAAGCAAATTATGGAAGCAAAAGATAATTGGAGGAGAAAAGAATGACTATACCAACTTATGAGTGCGACAAGGTTAATAACAAACTAACCTTTCATTGCCCATTATGCATGAAAGTACACACACATGGATCAGAAGAAGGACACAGAATTTCTCATTGTAATAACAGTGATTACCATCCCAATGGTTATTTTCTAAAAAATAAAGGCAAACAAAATGAAATTAAAATATCACTGGACAGTTAATGATGATGGGCTGCATATTTATGAGGAAGGGGTCAGGGTTGCGAAGATCGATCCTGATCAATTCAAACATTTGGTTGCAGAATTAGCAGAGCATGTAAGGTGGCAAGAAACTAGAAAAGGGTAAAGCAATGGGCGATGAATCTTTAAATCCATACCAACGTGAGTTTTTAAAGTTTTTAAAAAGGCAAGTTGATAGCTACCAAAGCGAGGCGAATAGAACCCGCTACCATCCCAATGTTAGCCAAGATTTGTTTCGAGCTAGAAACGAGCTAAAAGAGTATAGACTTTCTCTACAGCGCGAAGGCGTTAAAATTTAATTTAAAAAAATGCATTGTCTCTATTGTAATCTGTGACAGATGTCATATATGTAAGATGTAGAGAGAGAGAGGAAATAAAATGTTTACTAAATACGCAATCACCGTAATCGACACAGTTAGCACACGCGATGGATCACGCAGCCACACTGCTGATAAAGCCTACTTCGAAAAACTCAGCAGCTATAATGGCTACTTACATGCCAGCTCAACAGTAACGACTACTTTCGACAGCCAAGAAGCTGCTGAAAATTTCATCGAAGAGCTGCCTGTTAGCCGCTGTGGTGAGTATAACAACAAATATGAATATGGTGTTGAAGCTATCGAATACACCCATGCAAATCACAGTGGATGGTCTGATGTACACCCATATGAGATCGTGCGCGTTGTATCTCCAAAGACAATTGAGATCCGCGCAATGGATGCGGAGCTTGATGAAAACTGGAAGCCTGAGATCATTGCTGGTGGCTTTGCTGGTCACTGCACAAACCAAGGCGCTCAGAAGTGGGATTACAAATCAAACCCTGATTACACCGTGATCCGCGCTCGCCTTCGCAAAGATGGCTACTTCCACTCAGCCAATGGCCGTCACGTTTTGTCGAAGACGCCTTACAAATTTCACGATTATAATTTTTAAAAAAAGGGGCTTCGGCCCCTTGTAATCTGTGACAGGTGTCACCATATATATAATATAGAGAGAGAGGAAATCGAAATGACACACACAGCAACAAAAATTCGCAAAGGCTTTTACGCTTACAACGGCCACATGATTGTAAACCGTGAGCTAGGTGGCCAAAAACATTGGGCAATCTTTGAAGATGCACCAGAAGGTTCTGAGCTTCCTATGTCGATGTATCACATCACAAATTTTAACACAAAGCGTGAGTGCCTTAACTGGTTGGACGCTCGCGCCAAATATCAAGACATGATGTCATATAGAGTGGGAGGATAATTGATATGAGATTGTACATGAACAACAAAGGCGAATGGTTTGGCACACAGGCAGACGCTCGCCGCAATTCACCAAGAGAGTGGGTCGAGGTCGAAGTGCCGACATCGAAGCAGGATCTGCTGAACTGGCTG